TAGCAGTGAAAAAGTGATTGGGTGGGACTCCTTGGTGCTGGTGTTGGGGTCAACATCAGCATAACAACACCCCATTGGTCATGTGGCGATAAATGACCACAACCACCTTATCAGCGTAGACTAGTTGCACGTTTGGTAGACGTCGCTAGTCGGTGCAGGACAAATCAGCTGATAGGGATCCTGGTTGCCCGCCTGAATCCACCGCCCGTGCTATTCAACAACATCGATTATGTAATCTTAGTCCTCTAATGGCCTATCCGCCCTGCATTTAGTGGGTAGTGGACGGCCCCCCAAGAGTTGGAACGTTACACGATTTTGTTGGACTGGGGCTTTAAGTGGGATAGACGAAACGGCACCGTCCTTCCCAGGTGGGGAAGCCACTCACCTTATATGTCAAAATGGAGTGGTGGGGGATACTCCCCAGGGTCTAACATTATTCGGTTACCCTTAAATGCGGCGTGAGGGCCGTAAAACCTCATTTCCAACAGCGACACAATGGACGAACTAGATCATCTTCCAATCTCAACAACTGCTCACGCCGTTTTGCGCGAGCTTGATACCGACAATGAGTACTTCATCGCAATTCGTTCAAAAGACTGCTGGACCGTCCACCACTACGACCACGGGTGGCAAGAACTCGATCAGGCATTTTCGCAGTATCTCTACGTCCGATCCGTCACACAACGCCTCTATCCCGAGGCAGGCGGTGCGCACAACGTCACTTACCGGCTCTGGCTTGGTGGCGAACAAGAGTACGCGAAATGGCGTATCCACTACGTCGAAGACAGATACTCCGGTACGTCAACCACGCCAATTCCTGCCACGTCCAGTGCTCGATCAACTCTACCAGGCAGTGGAGTGCCTGTATTCCTTGACTGGCCCCCTACCCTCTACTGTTTCGACATTTGGGTCCGGGATTGGTCTGGCGAATCACCACTGCCCAGTGACCAGTCTCTCCATTACACCGCCGGAGAGTCCACCCAGCGAGAGTTTCGAGTGCTATACTCCGAGGTCTTCTACCTCCCCCCTCCCCACCGAGTGCTGCGCACCAACCTCTGACGGAGAACCATCATCAGAGCAGCCAGCATCAGTGACCGAAGACGATGTTGATGTCGAGGGTGTTGATGACATCGACGAGGAGTCTTTCGATGCTGACCCCAATCAATATGGGACCGGTTGGCGTAGGGCGGGCAATTTTGCCTGTGCCCTTGCAGGCGAATTTGCTCGTCGTGGTAAGGCGAATGTCAAGGCAAGAATGCACCCACGGTTGTGGGATGCCATTTCTCTGCCGACCCTGGCCACCGTTGGTTTAACAACCACGGCTGTGAAGGTCGGCATCACAGCGACTGCCACCACCGTCAAGGTGGGTGCGAAAGTTGCCACTGGCACGGGTCGTGCCGCCACGACTGCCGTCAAGGCAGCGGTTCGACCACCCATTGCTGTCGCGAAATACTCCTGGGCGGTGCACACCGGCCAGCGTCCGTGGATTCGTGATCATGTTGGTGCGGAAGCCAGCGACATAGTCGATGAAGCCTTTGCGGCGGAGAATGACTGTGACGCTGAACCACCCGGCATTGAGAACGAGGACCCGGACGTTGTTGGTGAGCTCCCTAGGAAGTTGCGTGAAGACCATCGCCTGGCACGCCGCAACCAGCTGTCCCGTGAGTACGGCGGCTATGTTGCTAAAATGGTGCGGCGTGCCAAAGCCAAATGGCCAAATCTTCATGAAAAAGACACCCCGGCAATGAGGTCCACCGTGGCATCGTACATTCGCAAGAAGGCCTATTCGGAAATCGACGAAAAAGACATACGCGAGGCGTGGCTAGCCAAGACATTGGCGGTTGCGGTCGCCCTCGCGTTCGTTCCGAATGAGGCTGAGTTGGTGGCCAGTCGCATACCACTGCTTTTCCAAGTCAGGCGACGACATGGAATGTTGGGAGAGCAGACCTGGAGGGACGTGGTGTGGCGCGCACTCGGTTACGAGAGCTCGCAGCCTACCCGTCCCGCCCACTAGGACCGCCCATCTGTGAAGCAGGGCTTCCGCACTCACACACGTCTAGAACCTGCCGACGTGAAGTTACGATGTGAGCGCCCAAGCGCGATGGCCTGCATATTTCATGGAGGGCTGGTCAAACGCCGTAGGATAGTGCAGTTCCATTCCCACTGTGCCAAACTTGACTACGGTGTGCCTGACAACACCCACAACAACCTGAAACGGGCTGTGCTGGAGAGAGTCTATTTTGTTAAAGATGGATATGGGGGGTACATGCCCCCCCCACAGCCACAGCCGGATGCGTGGGACGTGTTGATGCGACCATTTGCTAGGAAGTTGAAAAGACATCTGCCATCGACCACCCCTGATACCGAGCATGAATTTGCTCAGCGATACAGGGGTCGCAAGCAGACGATTTACACCTCCGCTGCAGATGATGTTGTACTGAGCGGCATACAGCATAAACACGCGTACACTCAATCATTCACGAAGGCCGACAAAGCTAATCTGACTGCAAAGCCGGATCCAGCTCCGCGAGTGATCCATCCCCGCAACCCAAGGTACAATGTTGGAGTGGGCAGGTACATAAAGAAGATAGAACACGATGTTTATCGAGCAATAGAGAAGGTTTTTGGTGGGCCTACTGTGGCCAAAGGTCGGAATGCTTGGGAGGTGGGTGCCATGTTTGAGGAAAACTGGGCCCACTTCAAGCGTCCGGCGGCGATTCCGTTGGATGCGGTCCGTTTTGATCAGCATACTAGCCAGGCAGCTTTACGTTACGAACACCAATTTTATATGCACATGTATAAAGGTGATCGTGAGCTCCAGAAGTTGCTTAGCTGGCAGTTGGTCAATCAGTGCTTCGGACGCACGGCGGATGGTGAGATCAGATACAAGACATCTGGTGGTCGAATGTCTGGCGACATGAACACTGCCCTCGGTAATGTGATTTTGATGTGTGGAATGGTGTGGACTGCTTGTCGAGATGCTGGCGTACGCAAGTTTCGATTGGTCAATAATGGTGATGATTGTGTCATCATTGTCGAGCGGCGTAACGTCCAGCGTCTGGTCGGGTCACTCCCTACTTTCTTCCTCCGTTTAGGTTACCAGTTAACTATCGAAAAAGCAGTTACTCAATTGGAGCATATTGAGTTTTGTCAGATGCACCCGGTGTTCGATGGAGAGAGGTGGACGGTGGTACGCAATTTCCCCGTTTGCACGTCCAAGGACGCAATATCTATCAAACCCATCACCAATCCGGCATCATTCGACGCCTTTCGGGGCGCGATTGGAGCCTGTGGATTAGCTGCTTATGGCAACATCCCGGTGTTGGGGGCCTATTATGACATGATGTTGCGTGGAGTGCAGAAAGTTGCGGCCACTGAACTGGAGAGTGGGTTTCAGTTCTTGGCATTGAGGATGACCAATAGGAGGGAGACCCCTAGCGAGGCTGCTAGACTGTCATTCTACGAGGCGTTTGGGTTCGACCCGCATTTGCAGGCCGCCCTCGAAGAAATGTACGACAGTATTCAGCTCAGCTGGAATGACCCCATTTACGTCGACCATTTTGGTGGGCGCCCAGAACTCAGGCGCCCGCATGAGGTGTTGTAAGTCGCGACGCATTCACCTCATGGCTATTCCCCTTGCCGCTGCTGCTGCCAGTTTGGGTGCCACTGCCTCAGGCGTTGGCATGTTACACAAACTTGTTAGTGAGATTGATCACAACATTCACTCCGGAGTCCTCTCGGGCCCCAACCATCGTTCTGACCCCATCGTCAACGTTGAAGGCGTTGACTTCGTGCTGCCGCCAGCACCCAGTGTTCCGGCGTCACAGCCACCAAAACCACAAAAACAAATACAGCCCAAATCACGCTCCCATTTCAAGTATTCACCAAACGTTCGTGAGTACAAAACTGAGCTGTCAAAAACATTCCGAAAATTACAAAAACAAGGAAAACAGAAAACCACAAAAATGACAAAAACGAAAAACAACAAAAAGGTCCCCAGCAGTGCCACAACGCGCATTTCTGCGCCACTTGCTGGTTCGCGTCTGTCCAAATCCAGGCCACCCGTGTTCCGTCATTACACTGATCGAACAGAGATCATCCATCGAGAGCCACTCGGTGCCGATGGCATTTTAGCCGGTACCACTGGTCTCACTACTATGCGTTACCCACTCAATCCGTCAAATTCCAATGTGTTTGGTTGGTTGGCCATTGAGTGTCAAGGTTTCGAACAGTATGAGTTCCAGGAGGTCCGAGTGGACTACTACAACCGATGCTCGGCTACAAAGCCAGGCGCGGTCACCATTTGCTGGGAACCGGA